ACCGTCATAGTTTGCTGCGGTTTCGTTCTTTTCGTACATAACGTTTGTGACTATAGTTGAACCACCGTCCATTTTTTTTGCTTTCGATAGCATTTTTGAAACAGCCGGTCTTTTGTTAAATACCTGGTCAACTGGCGTTTTTTCTAAATAAGCGTGTAGACTTGACGCTAACAACTGGTCTACTGCTCCTGGGCCTCTTGTGAGAATTGTATCAGACATTGTATTAGTCTCCTATTTTTTATTACAGGGGAATACCTTGTTTTTTAGCTTGTTCTAAAAATATTTCCTTAAAATCTTTAAGATTGATAGGGTTCGTCCCTGTTGCCGACCCGCCTCTATCCATGTTTGCATTTTTTTTTGTTTCTAACAACTTTTTGGTTTTTTCCTGTTCAGATTTTATAACTGATTGCTGGATAACGTTATACCGTGACCGTGCCTGGGTATGCGCTTCTTTTAACACTTGTGCATCAGTAGCGTTAGGATACTGAGCTTTTATCTGCACAACCAACGGTTCAATCAACCCTATAGCGTGCAAATTACTAAAATCAGCGTTCTCAGGTTTGGACTGATAATCTTCAATAACACGTTCAGCTTTCTGAACACTTGTTTCTATGTCAATTGAGCTTAACTTACTTTCGTAACTATTTACTTTGTTTTTAAGCTCTTTGATTTCGTTATAAACCTCGACATTCCCGTATCTTGAAACTATCTCGTCTTCTGTTAACTCTTGCGGTTTTGGTTCATCTTTTACCACGTTGAACGCTTTAAGTACAGCTTGGGAAGCGTTAGGATTTGAGTTTATCAAATCATAAATTTTAGCTTTTTCTTCAGCCGCATTTAACCTTGTTTCCCAGTCTCTGCGTTCATCAGCCAACTTGGTAGTTTTTTCAGTATAGTCTCGTTGCATAGACTTATACTTATCTTCAAGCTCTGGCGGGATATCGTTTGTTTTCTGTTCGGCGTTTCCAGTCTCTGTAGTTGCCTGTTCACCTGTACTTTGTTCAAAAGGTAATTCTGTTTGTGAATTATCTGTTGACGTTTCTTGGGTACTAAGATTTTCAGAGTTGTTTTCTACTTGAACATTGTCTATGTTTTCATTTGTCATTATATTTTCTCCTTAATGTAATAATCTATATTTTTTCAATCTTATGCCGACGGACTTGGCACAGGATAAGATACTGTTCGTTTTTCTTCGTCTTTAGGCACATAAGCTCTGACGATTTCTATATTAAACGAGTTAGGGGTTTTGTTTCTAACCTTACCAGAAACTTTAAAATCTACCATGTCGCCATCGCCCCATTTTGAAGACACAACGCCTAACTCGTCTTTAAGCACCTCGATTAACCTTTCTTTAATTTCTTCTTTTTCCCGCAACCCATTTTCGCTCACCCCCTGTTTTGGTTTAATTTTATTAAGCGCCATTATTAACACATTTTTTTTCATGATTACCTCTCAAAATTGTCTTTAAAAAACTTGCGTCTTTTGTTAACGTCTGATATAAACGGTGTTGGCCTGCCTAACACAGGATTTATTCTGTCTCCGCACTCAACCCATCCTTTCTTACGCAACAAATCAGCTTTCTGCCGTTTAGACTCGATGTTTGTTCCCAAATGTTCGTCGTAATACCTGCCGTTTGGCATACTGACATCGGGTAACCATTCGGTTGGCAGCTGGCCGCATTTGTCACACACCTCATATCTGCCGATTTGTTTGTCGTGTCCAATTCGTACATGTACAGCGTTCTCATTCCCGCACCCATCACATATCATTTTTTTGCCTTTTCTTGCGGCTGCATAGACTTTTGTATATCAACAGCTTTTTTTGTGTTGTCTAAATTATAAGCTGTCCCTTGCATACTACGCATATTGTCTATTTTCTTTTTCATGGTACTTTGTTCGTTAGAAGCCATTCTGTTATCGGCTACCTGTAACGACTTTTGGCTTTTAGCAAGGTTTAACTGCTGTTGCTGCATTTTTAACTGTTCTTGTGGTGTAGGCTGTTTAGGCTTAAGCATGTTATCAACGTCCATGTCGTAAGCGATAGAAACCTCTTTCATCTCGTTTTCTTCCATTAAATTTTTGCCTAACTGGATACTGGCCATAGTCCCGGGCGCAAGCCCAAACGCTTGGCCGTACCGTGCCATCTCAAGTATCTTTTGTGTCCTGACAGCTGTGTCTAACGGCACAGTTGACCCGGGAACAACATCTATATCGTACTCGCCTTGTATATCTTCTTTAGTAAACTTAAAACTAAACCCATCAAACTTTCCTTGTTGTTTCATAATATCTACCACAGACTGCGAAACAGACCCAGAAATACGTGCAAACTTAGGCATATCAAAATACGTCCGCATAACTTTTATCATTTTACGTGCTATATTAGCGGTAAACTCTTCTACAATATCTTGTTGTTCAGCAAGCCTGCCTGCGGTACCAGCTTGGATTTGTTGAAGCTCGCCTAACGTCCTAGTCTTAGTCTGAGCTGCTCCGCCACGTTCTACGCTTGACTGGCCTGAAATCTGGTCTTTATCTTGAGCTATCAGGCTCCCGACTGCGTAAGCGTCCATTTGGACAGGTGGATAAGGAACAGGCGCAAACACTGTGCTGGGGTCTGTGTTAGCTTCTATTAACCCAGCAATATCGCCTCGTTTGATAGCTTCCATTTGTGTTTCATCAACAAGTTTTGTTTTGTCTACTACAAGCATCCTGTTATACCGTTTAATATGTTCCATTTGTAACGACCGCAACTTCATGTTTTCCAGTATCTGCGGTTCAAACGCACGGATTTCTGGGTCTGGCAAGTTGTTATCTTCGCCTAAATCAATATACTCGTCAAAAATAAGCATCACGAACGGAAACTCTAACCTGCCGTTTTCGTCAACAAAACAGTCTAACCAGTCTTTTTCTTCAGCAAACTTGTCTAACCCTTCAATATAAACTTTTATTTTCCCAGAGTCTTTATCCCATATTTCGTAAACATCAGTCAACTCTCTATCTTCTTCTTTCATCCCCTGCGAATTTTTTACTTCTCGGTTAGCTTGGATTTTTTCGTTATATTTGTTTCTTAGTATCTCTGTAGACTTAGTATACTTATGTATCATCCAACGGCAGTCGTAAGGCGGGTCTTGAGCGTCTGAATCGTACCATATTTCGTCGTGCGGCACATAGACAGCGAACACGTCTTCGTTTTTTATAAACTCGTTTGTTTCGGACTCAACACCGTCAACTTTTTCAATATCGGTTTCGTACCCGACTTTTACCCATGAGTACCCAACCAGTTTTGCTTCTTTGATACATTTTTTTATCTGGTGTTTAATCTTTTTTATGTTCCAGTAATAGTTAACAGCGCACTCGGTTACATGGGCTGGGATAATGTCCTGTGTACGTTTAGGGTTAACCCTTATTCTTGGGTTACGGGCAAACAAAGACGACACAGCTGTCCTGACATAGCTGTACACATCGTTTATTTTTATAACAGGTATTTTTAAGTTTAGCGCTTCGTCATAATCGTTTCTATAATACTTTTTGTACCGTGACCAGCCTTTGATAGAATCCAGCGAATCCATCTCTATTTTTTTATGAGATATTCGGGACTTCCATTTTTCGAAAATTTCTTGTTTAGTCATCTAAACTCCTTCAGTATAAACTCGTCATCAAACCTGTTACCGTACTTATGGTTTTTTATCATCCAGTCAAGAGTCCATTCTTGGTTTTTTGCCACATATTTTTCTCCAGCTTTCCGTTCCCAGTAATGGATTTGCCATGCTAAAGAGTCTATAATATCGTCGCTGCGCCCTTTAATGTTAGGGTTCCATCTAAGTATTTCTTTTATTAAATCCTGTTGGCTATCGTGCAAAAACACTTCGTAATTGTTAAACTTCGGTATTAAAGCCCTGATCCGTTCGTTTTTGCCTTGTTTGACGTTTACAGGTAACAGCTCAACATAATCAAACAACCCGTTATCTTTCAGCATCTTTTGGATAGGTTTTTGTAACGTTTGTTGGAACCCGAACGCTTCAAGCCCTATCACTCCGACTTGGTATCCTAAACTATTGATTTTTTTGACTGTGTTACACACTTCAATCGGTATATCTTCAACCTTGCGCCTAAAATGTCTGGCATCTAACACATAAGTCTTTTTATCGTTTGACCTGCCTACGGCTGTGATAGCCGCCCAGTCTGAGTTATCTTTACCAAGTGACGGGTCTATAGTTATTGACACGAACAACGGTTCTTTAGGCAGTTCTCTCCAGTACCGTATCCAGTTGTTTTTAAACTCCATGTCTTCAGTAGGGTACGGGTTTAAAAGGTACTGAGCTGAGTACGCTCTTATACTTTCTGGTGACGTGCCTCGTATTTGGTGTAAAAGAGCTAAATTAAACTTTTTCTTAAATATTACTGATTCTTCAGTCCCTTGTTCAGCAACACGTTTAAACGTTTCAAACTCGGGGTGTAGTTCAACACTTTCCAGCTCACCGTACAAATCGTCTTCATGCCAAGTCGTTCCAATAACAATCATTACGCCTGTAGGTTCTAACAAGTTCAGACAATCTCTAAAAAACGCTTTAACTTTATCCCGTTGTTCAGGAGTCGATATATTTTCACGTGCTACCACGTCGTCCAAAATAATTATATCGTAATGTTGCCCGACCTGTTCAGACTCTACCCCGCAAGTGCTTAAAGTTGGAGCGTCCTGAACAAGAGTTCTTTGGTTTATCAACAACGAGTCTTTGTTCCAGATAGCGTTGTTTCTTGTGTTCGGTTTAAACTTTCCAAAATAGTCTGACAGCTTGGTCTTGTTATCTAAATAAAACTGTATAGAAGACAAAAACTTTTTTGCTTGTAACCAGACAGCGTTCCCTAAAAGAATTCTGACGTT